AAGAAGCGTGAGAACATGGTCGTCGGGTTTTCGAGGAGTGCCTCCCCGTATCTTTCAGCGAGTGTGTAATGTACATATGTAATGTTTGTAATGTGCGTACGTTGTAAGTAGTGAATATTTTAAGCGGCAGAGCTTTGAATGGACAGACTGAAACTGATGTACTTCGAAGCCGTGCCATTCTGAACGCGTCCTCCAACCTGGGGCGGAGAAACTGTTCGTTCCGAGATGTCACCCTCCGACACCGTGATGACATACTCATAATAGAGCACGTCACCGGTCTGATTCCTGGTGCCCAACGACACGAGGTTGACCGACGACCCTCCAAAGAACGTGGTGTTGGCGATACCGCCAACTACCCCGGAAGCAGTGCCATTAGTCCAAGCCGCGTCAACGCACCAGACATGGTAACGCCCGGGTGGAAACACCATCTCATACCATTTGACCGCAGAACCATTTATCGGCGAATCAATTAACCTAAACCCTATCTTATCCTCCGGCAAACCACCGTAACCAGCAAGTTTGCCGTACCCATAACTGGAGACATCTGAGTCGACTACTGCTTGTGAGGTGAAGTTGAGCACTCCAGCGAAACCGGAGATGTCTGCTCCGTGGCTGGCCATGGCCATAGTCATGTACGGATACAGCAACTCGATGTCATAAGAAACGTAAATCTGTCCAATCGACGTGCCGGGGGTCAAAGAAAGCCCCTCAGTGGCGACATTGATAGTACCCAAACGGGTCTGACGGATTGTGGCATCAGTAACATCACCTGACGTAACATGCTTGATATAATAGCCATCCATAGGACTGCGCCCAGGATCACACTCTACAGGAGCCAACATAGAAACACTAGGCTTACAGCTGACCGCAAACTTGGAGTTTAACAAACCCTCCATAGTTTGATATGCATCTTCCGCGGGATCATAATTTACCGTAATAGCGACAACACCGCTATTATTATAGTCCGTGGACGTGCTGCGATATCCAATCACCATCCCCCTGACCTTGTACCTCTGGTACTTCTTGGCGACATTAGCCAACCAAGGAAAAGTACCAAAGTTACTAGGGTCAATGGGAAGGACCGTCGAATTAAACGCGGCACCATTTTCCGGGACCGAGAGATTCATCACGAACTCGCAGTGTTTAATGCGTGTGTCAGCACCCTGGTTTCTAAACACAGGCACCTGGTCGGCCATCTCTCCAACCAAAGTCTGGTTAATCAAGGAGTTGTGAGACACCCTGTAATCACCATACCCGGTTATCGTCGACATAGCCTTCCCAGCTGCCGCTCCAAGAGGTCCGCCAATCTTACCGCCCACCGACGCAAACGTTCCCTTAGGAATCCTGCTAAGCAGGCTATCGAGCTTGCCGGCGAGTCCGGCATTTGATGTTGCTTTTGCCGGTTGGTTATTTTGCTTTCCGCCTCCCTTTCCATCTCCTTTCGCCATTTATAAAGGCGTTCGTATGTAATATGTGCTGAATTTGCGGGTCCCGCCCGCCCTCCAAGACACTCGAACCCGACAGGTCCGATTACTCGCGCCTGACGGCATCCCCTACGACAATTAGGGACGCGTCGGCGGCCATTGCCTCCGTGATACGGCAGGAGGCAAGGTCTTTCTTGCTTTTGGCTGTATTGAGCGCGGTGATTAGACACTCAGTGTCCAACACACCGTCCCAACTTGCATTTACAGCACAAATGCGGTCGGCGACTACCTTCACACATATGTCACGATCACTCGGATCATATGGGTAGGGACTAGATGTTTCGAGCTTGTACGTCTCGTCAGCAGTCGCCTTCTGCAGGCTCTTCGTCAGCCCATAAATGCGCTTAAGAGCCCGGCAGTACTCTCCCACTACTGGAGTGTGGGTATCGGTTACCAAATAGCCCTCGACTTTGTTGGCCAATCCGGCAGCGATGTCCTTGTTCACGACAACGGGAACTCGGGCAAGTGCGCGGGTTGGCTCACAGATCGAGGTGAGACTATGTTCAGGATTCACGTATACACGCGACAGCATCACAACGGGTTCACCCTTGGCCGTTGGTTCAGCAACTTTGATGATCATGCCCAAGTCACTGGCCGTGGTTTTCAGGTCGAACCGTGCGTTGGCGAGCCCGTCGTCACCAAAGATGACGCCGATGGACTCAAACGCTGCCGCTGGAGTCAGTCCAGCGTTGCGTGCTGCGGCGTATTGTGTGAACGCGCCAGACCAGCAGTTGCAATCGGTGGTGTCCGATTTGCCGCTCAAATTCATGGACCCGGATGCGAATTTCATGCGCTTTCCGAGCTCAGTGAAAAGAGGCAGCTTGATCACGCGGTTAGTGTTGCGAGAAAGAGCTGCGTCAATTGCGGCGTGATGTTCCTTCGAGTAAGCCGATCGAACGTGGTGGCCATATTGTGCGACGTTGAAGGGCCCGTGTGTTCCGTCCATCTTGCTGAAATCCGTGTCGCAAGTGGGACCATCGACTGATCTTACGAAGTTGGTCACCGCCTTAGCGGTGTACTCCGGTGTTAAGCCGACGATGTACGGGGTTTTGACACATGGGTCACCATCAATCCTCTTTATGGCATTAGCCTTGTGCCAATCCTTAAGCGGGAAGGTGAAACGCGCAACCAAGATGAGTGTCTCGACCTCAACCGGAAAAATTAACCGGGAGGGAGCTTTCTTCTTCAGCGCGCCTTCAGTGACTTCCTTTTTCAAGAAAGCCATGACAGCTTCAAGCTTTTCGGGTAGGAGGCGCAGCTCGTTGGCCAGGTACCGACGGGTTTTGGTCGGCGTGTTGGCGAGACGAGTGATTGCCTCCTGACGAGTGAGTGGAGTGAGCTTTTGCTCAGTTGCTGGGAACATCAACGAGTTGAATTCTTTCGCATAATCCACATACTTGTCGGGCACTTTGGCCACGTTCTTCACATCCTCGACACGCTCTTTCACGGCAGCTGCGGCATTGTCTGCATGTGCAGTCGCCGCGGCGGCAGGGGTGACGAGAGGTGGTGCAGCTAAGCTAGCAAACGGAGTCCCGGGATCATTAATGGGACCACGAGTGAAGTTTACGGGGTCACTGATTTCAGTGGGTGCACGTGCGGCTTGAGCCAGGATGTACTTCTGACCATCAGTCAGACGTTCACCACAGTTCTCAGCTACACACGCAACTCCACCGACTCCAGGCGTCTGCGTCACGCCAAGATGGTATAGAATAGCGTCCCAAGTCGACTGTTTAATAGTGACTTCGGATCCGTCTGCAGTGTGCAAACGGGTGCTAACCATGACATCGAGCGTTGCAGGATCAACCGATCTTAGCTGGACAATTGTCTTGTTGGATGTGATGCCGACGCGCTTCAACTCAGGTATCTTAAAGCCGAAGAGCGACAGCAGTAGCGGTGGGAGACGGCACCGGTAGGCAGGGACCAGGGTAACGATCGCACGGTTTGCCGGGCCAGGAATCACGTGGACATGGTACATGTCAAAAGAGAACCAGTGTTTGTAAGCGACGAGGTCTGTACCAAAATCCCATACGAGATGTCGATAAATGGCCCCGCCACACACGTGTTCGTTGTAATTCCCGTCCGAACTGATATACCAGTACGAATCTTTGCCCTTGCCGGCAACTGTCTTAGGCAAGACAGTGTACAAGCCTTTCGGGCCGTATTCCCTGAACAATTCAGCATTCGAGAGGTGAAAGTCGACGTCTACGTAAACGTCCAACACATCGGTCGGACGGTCGTCAAGCCGAGGCTCCTGTTGGAGGTCGGCGACGGTATAGTAGGCGCGCTCACCTATGGCACCACGGCTTGCTTCGCGAGTGGACGTGCTCCAAGAATATGGTTGGAGCTCCGCTGACTTAGCGATGGCCATGATAGTGTCGATCCCTTCGAGCCGAGTAAGCTGGGCCGAAGGGTGCGAATGATTCTGTGAAGGTTTGCTCAGGGATTGCTGCCAGGTGGCGTTGCGTACTGCGTTAAGCGTCTTCCTGTCCTCGCGAGTGATGAACGAATTCATCCAGCGAGTAAGGACATGACGACGAGCATGCGCACAAACGAAAAAGCGCATGTATAAGCACACGATGCGCCTGACAGCTGAAGCTAGTTGGGCCAACTTATGCAAACACGTACCGACCAGTTGAAATAGGATCGAGAACATGTAAGCAAAGTTGCCTGCTCCATGGGGCCGTGTAACGGCCCCAACTCCTAGCGTAGCTAGGAGTACAACGACTCCTAGCGCAGCTAGGAGTACGAGAGACATGCAAGTGTCTCGGCT